AAAACATCTGTCCGACGCGGGCGATCGATCAACATTACGCGATTACGAAGGATTGTCTGCACTGTGACCTTTTAATTTATTTGAAAAGGGAACCCAAGCTGCCGGGATATTATAGGCATGAGCGCATATTATTCCGTGTAATGAACTTGATATTATTGATCTACATTTTGTTATTTCTTTTGCTGTTTCTAATGGATTTAAATTTTTAACATCTATAATTTTAAATTCCGGATAGTTCTCTTTTACATATTGCTGATCAACATAGTGCGGAACGATGCCAACATCAAATTCTTTTTTACTTTCGTCACATATCAATGGAAGTAACATAGCAGGGTCCCCATAAATTTCCGGACACGATCCTCCGCACATTAAGATTCGATTTCTTGTAAACGGTCCCCTTACAAATTTCCAATCTGCTTCAGCACATAAATTTTCACTTTCTCCCATTATACCTGAACCCAAAACAATTGTCTTAGGTTTAGCTACTTTTGCTATAGATCCTACAGAAATTAAATTAAAATCATCATAAGAAGATTTATGCCACGGTATGTTAAAATAATTTAAAATTTCGGGAGTCAGTAAATCTCCGAAATTAGGCGTTGACGACACCCACCATACACTAAACATTCTTATAATTCTCCGTTGATAAATGACCAATACTTTAATGATTTTTGATAATTATCTTTTACTATACTATTGTACTCAGATTTAGATAATGTATGATCATCGTCATCCCAAAAAAAGAAAGTATCTTTTAAAAAATCTTTCCCTAATTGTGTTTCTCTAAAAACAATTGGTATTGTTTTACAAAACAAAGATTCAATGTACCTGTATGTCCAAGCTCTATCATGGGTATACCAATCACCGACATGATTAGGACAGAGACTAAATTTTGATTTTGACAAAATATCATAATAAGATGAATCAAAGTTATATTTTGTGTCTACATTTCTACCAGCTAACGAATTCTTTATTATAGATTTGTCAGATTTAAATTTTTTTAATAAATCAGCACGGCCTAATTTTCCTATAAAGCCTATAAAACAATACTCGTAATGTTTTTCTTTTGGAATATTGTCGATTCTATCAATATATTCTTTCGGGTATTTTATATCAAATTGCGTATTGTTTATATAATTAAAGCCCATTCTGTGATCAATATTAATTGAGCCTTCTACATTTATTTCTAATAAAGATTGCCTAAATAGATACAGCTGAAGAAGTTCTGATTTCATTCTATATCTCTCTGTTGACAATATTCAGTATAGATTCTTTCACGATGCCACTCATCTCCCATAGGTGTAGTAGCAAAATCATGAAAACTAGGTGTTCCTAGAGTGTAATGTAAAAGTTTGGCATCAGGATTAGCACCGTACTCGTCCGGTAGCCAATTCCATTCTCGAGGTAATTCGCCAATGCGATCATCTGTAGTCCATTCGAATCTGTGTAGATGTGCGCCTGTGGATTTTTGAATATATTCAGGAGTCAGCCGCTTGGTTGGATAATTTTGACAATTAAAAATCATCACGCTTGACCAATTTTTGCGGGGATAATCTTCGTTTTTGCTACCAAGATATTTTACGGGCATCTTAGTCTTGTAATCGTGCTTGACTACCATAACATCTTTGGTAAAGTCTCGCAACTCCCATAGCTCAGCGATATCTCCACGGACCAGCATGTCGCCGTCCATGAAGATTGCCTGCCCTGAATAGCCCATAAGGTGCGGAACAAGAAATCGACTATAGATAAACTGATTGCTACCGTCGGTATGCGTCTCAGTATAGTCTCGAAAGTTATTGAGTGCTAAAGGTGTAATGCTAACAGGAACACTAGAATTTCTAATGATACTGTTAGCACAAACATGATAAGCAATGGCTTCTCTGGGGTCATAGCCAATAAATATGGGTATAGTTTTCATATACCCATATTTATCAAAGTAAACAACGCAATTTATAAAGTTGCATCATCGAGACCTGCTGTGCGTAATTTTACGATATTAGACAATTGCCATTGTTTAATATCCAATGCTTTAATTATGCCCAACCACTTGTTACGCAACAGTGCAAATTCGTTGATAATTTTTTCCATATCAACAACATCAGCTTCGCCGTCAACAAACTTTTCACAGTCTCTACTACTTAACGATCGTTGATAACTTTCTAAGTACTTACGAAATAATTGGCTTCTTAGTCTTCGAAGTTCAATATTTAGATATTCAAGTATTGCTTCGATTTCTTGAAGTTGACTAAATCGAGTTTCTACTAGTCCTGGCATGACAGCCGATGCCCGTTCAATGCGGCCTGTTATGTTTGCTTCTAATCTTGCTGCTTGTAGTTCAGATTCAAAATATGCAACAGCATCCGGAATTGCAGAAATATCCTTTGAAACTTTATCGTACCAATTGGTCATTAGTCCTCATCGTCGTTGTAGTAGTCTTCTTCATCGTAATCGTCAACTTCGTCACGATCTATAGAATATTCAATAGCAGTGTCAAGATAAGGATCTATACCCATTAAACTCTCAAGTATACTGTCCTTAACTCCATGATCAAGCAACGCATTAATAAAATCGCCTGCAACATCTTTACGTTGTTTTTCTGGAATGTGTTCTACTACTACACTCCATAAGTCTGCAATTAAATCGTCTTTCATTCATTGGCCTCCGTTTCTGATTCAACACTTGTAGTTATCTCAGATTCAGATTTTTCACCATAAATGGCGATTTCATTCATGATAATTGCGAGTCCGTCTTTTTCGTTGCGATCCCATGCCTTGCGAAACTGTTTAATTACTTCTCCGTCGTGGGTTGTATAAACTAGACTGTTGCCTTCTTTTTTAAGTAAACCTTTTGCTTCAAATAAATCTACTAATCCTGAATTAGGACTCATTCCTGTTTCGTAAGGAATTTCAACCTGTACACTTTCAAACGGTTTAGAATAACGTGTCTTCATGATTTTACAGGCAGCACGAATACCATGTACTTGAGAAGTTTTATTGCCGTCTGCATCAACTTTTAATTTAAGTTTACGCATGGCTACCACAATGCTACTTGCATAGATAAAACCTTGACCACCTGAAATTTTATCATCCGGATCAAACATGTCTTGGCTTGCATACGTATGGTTAGTACATACCATGCCTACATTATAACTGCCAAACATGTTGACACAATTGCGAACTAATGCTGTCAGTGCCTTGGGTTTACGGCCCATGTCACCTTTTAAATCACCCGCCTCAAATTGATTAATGTCTGTCGGAGTTAACAACATTCCTAAACTGTCAACTACAAACAATACCTTCGGACGTTCTTCGTCGGACATGGTTTTATATTCTTTCATAAACTCGTGAATGGTTCTAGCAACATCATCAATCATTGCCATGTTGAGTTTAAGCAACTTGTCTTCACTGGTATCGACCCCTAGTGCCAATAACCATTTTTCGTCAAGTGCATTTTCACTGTCAACCAATACTACATAGATTCCTTGCTCTTGTGCTGCTTTGATAATATTACCACTACAGATATAACTTTTACCTGCACCACTTTCTCCAGCAAACACAGTTACTTTGCCAAGAGGTATACCTTTATTAAAATCACCGCTAATTAAATAATTTAATGCATAGTTTCCTGTTGAAACCCAATCTGTAGGATCGTTGAATCCTACACCTAACCCGTCAATTGATTTGGTTAGGCTTTTACGAAATTTTGTTACATCAAACGGCTTCATTTTGATCTCCCATTTTCACCATATTTTTGTCTACGTGTTTCCCAGCCTTGAGCTGCTTTTTGTCGATATATTTCTTTGCGCCATTCGGGCATAGGTCCTTTTGGCTTTCGCATTTTTTGTTTAGATTCATCTGTGTGTTTCCAACCTTTCTGAGCGGCTATTTTTTTCTTTGTTTCTTCGGTGTGTTTCAATCCATAATGGCCATTAGAATTAAATCGACCTTTCTTGGTTTGAGACATTTTTTCTATTCTAAGTTTCTTTTCTTCTTCTGTTTCGTTCCATGTTGTCAAAACTTTTTTTCCAGTATCTGGATCTACCCAAGCCTTGTTTAATCTATTAGGATGGTCCTTGGATTCTTTGATCAAGCGTTGTTCTTCCCAAAAGCAATCCTCATAAGAATCATGTCGAGACACTATTTCTACATCAAAAGAATCAATGCCATATTCACTAATAAGTTCTTTCACTTTTTTAGATGATGTAAAATAATGTTTCCATAAATCTTCTTCTGGCAATCGTTTTTTTCGGACATTTTCTGTCCTTGATCCATAATAAAACTGATTGGTGATCCTGTTTGTTACTTTGTAAACATATGATTGATACATACACTATCCTTAATGGCTATATAGTTTATTTACCTAATCAAATGCCTTTGCCATTTTATTCTACCTTAATTGAAAGAGGGTACGAGTGTGATCTCGTACCCTGTGTATATTACTGCTCGCGACTACGAATCATTTTTAGAATGTCTTGAGCACGACTTGATCCTTCTGTTGATTCGTTGTTAACAGCAGGTGATTCTGCTTTTGGAGGATCTGATTCAAAAGGAGGGTCGTTAGACTCAGTAGGTACAGGAGTCGCTGCCCTAGCAGGTGAACTGGCTTTATTAGGATCACCAGTGGCAGAACCCATACCTGCGGGTTTAAAGTATTGTCCCCAGCGTTCTAAGTCATATGCCTCGCCGTCGACCGATGCTTCGAACATTTCTTTCATAACCTTGAGCTCGACATCGGTAGGCTTCTTAGGTAAGAAACTACTCAAATCGTATAAGCTAAACTGATCAATTGCAGCCTGCTCTTCAGCCGATAAAGAACGCTCACGACGACTCCACTTCGAAGTCGAATAGTCGGCGTATCCACCTTTTGAAGTCTTAGCAATACGGAAATCAACACCGCGCAGTGAGTCAGTTGGCAGATCTTCTAACTCTGGGTCCATCAGTGCTGAACGAATAATTTGATAAATTTGAGGACCAATAATAAATCTACGAATCGGATTTTCTGGTGTAGTTTCTTCATTCATAGGATCATCTACAACAAATCCTTGAAAGATATAACTACGCTTTTTCCAATACTTACGGCCCATATCTTCAAGGCTCTTGTCTTTGAACCAGCCACGAACCTCTGATAGGATTGGGCAGACTGACCCATCGTTATACATCTCAACGCAGGGTACTTGTACCTGCACTTGACGACTATCTGTCTCGCCTTTGATGCCTGCAAATGGTAGTTTAATCATTGCACGTTCTACCCAAAAGAACGTGTTGTTGGTGTTGCCATCCGGTAAAAAACGAATTACAGCTTCTTTACCTTCCGCCATATTCCAGTGAGGATAAATTGCATTATCTCCACCGCCGTTTCCGCCGGTTGCTTTATTTTGTGATTCTTGAAGTTTTGCTCGAATTTCTGCTAATGTTGCCATTTTGTATGCCTCCTTGTGCCTATAAAATAAATGGTATTGCATGCCTTTTGCATAAAACATATTATGCACTTTCTATTTAGCAAAGTCAAATATTTTTAATTTTTTTTAGTCAAAATAAAAGGCCCTTGCGGACCAATTATTTTTTGTTTTAGTTACATACCTAGCCCTTGGCTGATTCCAGACAAGCGTTTGATACTTTCTAGTTCCGGAACTGGTTCACTCATAGATTCATCAACGTCAATATAGTCACTTACAAACGATGCTACTTGTTCGTATGGGTCGCCTCTTCCACCATGAATACCCTTTTGAAACATGTAGTCATAGGCCGTCTGATATAAATCATCAGTTAGTTCCCCTGTACGTTTGAAATGCTCAACGTCTTTGGGCATACCTGCTAATACATCTTCAAACGAACCTGACCCTTCGGACACTGATTCACCTATACCCATTGCGTGTTCTATTTCACCTTGTAAGTCATCCATGTATCCGTCCATGTTGCGAATTTCTCCACCATCTTGATCCGTATAAGCATAGGCCAATTCAGCTACAGCTTCGTCAATATCGCCCATTTTCAAAAGTTTCAATACTTTGTCATATTCTGGCATACCATAAGCATTTACACCATCCATGTATTTGTCCCACCAATTAAAAACTTTATGAATAGCGTTTTCGTCAAAATCGCCAGATTCTGCGCCTTGTTCATTTGTTTGAACACCAGCTAGTTCTCTCATCCTGCCTAATTCTTGTAGTGCTGGGTCAGCTTGATCTGGTGCCATGCGTTCTACCATTTTACGAGCAGCTTGTTCAGCACGTTCGCCGAACTTCTTGCCTACCATTGTGGCTACTCCTTCTGGTCCTTTGGGGAATGTTCCCGAATCTTTGTCATAGAAGCTTGAAATAAATTCTGCTAGTTCTCGAGTGTCAACTGCTTGACGCATGCCTTTCTTAGCCAAGTGTCTTGCCTTGTGCTTGACAGTATTTCCGTATTCGTCTTTGTCAGACATTGGTTTGTCATCTGCATCAAACGGTGGATCGTCGTCATCATCCTTGTCTTTATCGCCTTCAGCTTGTTGCTTCTTGAGCCACTCACTTGAACTGATATTACGCTCTTTTTCTTTGTTTAAATCCTTAGTTGAAACTTTCCAGTCTTTATCGCCTTTGGATTTGCGTAGTGCTGCCGGCACATCACTCTTTTTAGCACCGTCATCATCCTCTTCCATGCTTTCGTTGCCGTCTCTGCCGTAATACTCAGCATCTGCATCAGCAGACATGTTTGCATAGGCCATCGGGTCTTCGTACTCTTGCTCTTCCATGTCGCCGAAATCAATTTGATCTATAACCTCTGGTGCATTATCTTCTAACCATTGTTTAACTATAGGACGCACACAGTTATCTGGGTCTTGCTTTGCAGATTGCTCGATAGCTTTATTCAATGCAGGATCGTCGATAATTCCTTCAAGACTTTCGATAGCATTGGTACCATCGACACCTGCTGGGAAATGTTGCCCCATTAAGCTGTTTAGCTCGCTGACAGCAGCATCCTGTTGTTCTGGGTCTTGTATTGCACTGCGCTCGCCTAATGTCATGGCCCATTCTTCGAATTTTTCAAACGGATCATAATGTGTTTCCGTTGTTTCATTAAATTCAGGTTCTTGAGTCAGATCGTTAACTATATCGTCATAATCTAAATCTTGGCTTTCTTGTGTCAATTTATACAATATCGGAAATACTGATTTTAAATCTTCTTTAAAATTTTTAACAGTGAATTTTTCTGTAAAATCTTCAACAACTTCTTCAGGCACGTCTGGCATTTCTTGTAACTGAAAACTTTCACGATATGCTTCGTAATGACTTTGTTTTGTTAGTTTCTTAATCTGTTCTCGTAGATTGTTTAGTGCAAGAGAACTGCGATCAACGATATTATTAGTATCTGAATTCATTAAATCATTTCGAACAACATAATTATTAAATGATCTCAATTGAGCAATCTGTTCACTCATTGAAATTATGCTTTTTCCAATATCATCATACGGGTATCCGCCATTAGCTATATGACGCTGCATTGCACGAGCACCTCCGAGATGAATGAAAGGATATTTAAATCTTTCACCTTCTTGATTTTCTACAAACAATGCAGAAATGTGTCTAGTCCTAGCGCCTGGCTGTGTATCATCAACCAATGCTTGACTATGCTTAATTATTAGTCTTGTATCCATTAGTTTTTGGAAACTCATCGTTTTAGTTCCATACATATTGCTTTCGTTCATTACGCTTTCTCCAACCGGTGTGTTTGGTTTTTGTTGTTGTGCGAGTGCATTTTGACTTAGAAATGCATAATCTCTTTCGTCTAAGTTATCTTTAGCGATATCTCTAGTATCAAAAGACATCAATCTGCGTTTGGCAAACTGCCGCAGTTCTTTTAGGAATCCATACCAATTTGTTTTTTGTTGTCCATCCATCGATTCTGTAATTCCTGTAGAGAAATAAACTTTTATCGAATTAGCTTCTGCTAGACTAATACTTATGTGCCCTACAGGGGTCGTTCCTTCCATATAGTCAAAATCAAAGAAACGAGCCTCGTTCGGTTTGATTGTGATTAATTTTGTAAAACAAATCAGTTGCTATGTTATCAGTTGCATCCATAAGTGTATTTATTAAAAACCTCCACTAACAAATATCGGTAAAGGCATGTCATCGTCAGATAATTTATCAGTCATTTTTTCGTATATTTTTGGATCCCAGTCACTTAGTATATCGGCCATTCTCATTATCAATAGCATAGCTGCAACCAAATCATCGGTCTCGCCGCTTTTTGCTTTAAAACCTAACCCAGTTGCTACATATGTCTTTAATTCGGATATCAACGGTTTAGAATGAATAGTCATTTTACTTGTTTCTAACATGTGTTTGAATTGACTACATGCAGCAATTTTTGCTTTATGTGTTGTATTAAATCCTTTACGAAAACGTCGAACATGGCCTCGACGAATAGGTTCTGATAAAAATAATCCTGGGAAATTTTCTTCACCGATGTTATCTATGCAAACTAATGCAGATTCTCCTACTGAATTATTTTCTACTGAATAATAAATTTGCGGATTTCCGCCGAGCTCTTTACCTCTGTCTTCTATATATTTACAGATATCTCTCAAATGCTTTACCTGAGTTTGAATTGGTGTTAGATTATGATACCATTCAGCAACTTGAATCATCAACGGCATTTCAAACACCTGTATAGCACCGTTATCGCCACCGGTGCCTAAACTAGGATCAAGACTGATCAAGTATGTTGCACGAGGATCGATATCTTTATACCACCGAGTTTGGCCCATGTTCATTATAGGCTCTTTTCCTTGTAGTTCTGATAATTTTACAGAATTAATAAGTGTTTCGTCAAAAATCAAGAATTCACAATTAAATTCACGTCTGAATCGTTCTTCACCAATTTTAGCACGTTCTAGCCTAGCCCAAGCATCGTCTCTATCTGGGTGTTCTTCCCAAGAAGCAAAGTAAGGAAAAAAACCATTGATACCTAAATGTTGTTCGTTACCGTTTTCATCAAATTTCTTATTGGCTTCTGACCATAAGAGAGCAAATTGATCTTCGTCGCTGTTGGGCGTTGATGTGATAATACATCTACCACCTGTTGATAAAGTTGGACTTAATGCAGTCCAGAATTCTTTGGCTTTTTCGGGCGGCTGTACAAATGCAAATTCGTCGCAGTAAATCAATGACAATGACTTACCACGTCCAGTATTTTCTGTTGTAGTAGTCGCCTGAATACGGCTACCGTTATCAAATTCGATAGTGTTTCGATTATAGCTGTAAACACCTGCACGTACAAAATCTGGAAGGTTTTCGTAAGCAAAACGATAACGATCCATGATGTCACGAGCGCCTTCATATTTGTGTGCTGCAATCAATAACTGTGCGTCATTGACAAACATAGTATACCATAATAAGTAAGCTACAGCACAAGTAGTTTTTCCAGATTGTCTCGGAAGCATGGCAATGCATTGTTTGTTCTCTGCATACGCTTGCAGTAATCTTACTTGATATTCGTAAGGCTCAAATGCCAAACTGCCACGAACCGGATGTTGAATTTTAATAAAGTTTCTGGCAAAATAAAGGGGGCCTGTAATAGGATCCATACATGCTTCTAGATGCTTGACTTCCTCAAGTGTGTAACGTTGAGGGGCGTGAGCCTTTTTGATTAAATTCCCCTCGAGACTACGAGTCATACTCTTTCCTTTTATTTTCCCAGTATGCTAATCTTGCTTGTCTAATTTTTTCTTTTGCTTCGTCTGACATTTTTTTCCAGCCATTCCTGCAACTTTTTTTCTTTTTCCGGTTTTGTAGTCTTCTTTTATTCTTTCACTTATTTTTTTCTTTGTTTCTTCCGACACAACTTTTCCGACATTTAATTGAGACAATTTTTCTTTATGTTCGTCTGTTCTAATTTTACCTTTGTTCCCATTACTTATCTTTTGCTTAGTTTCTTTGCTTAACTTTTTACCTTTTTTCTTTTCTGAAATTAATTTATATTTTTCTTTATTTTCGTTGACTTTGAGAGAACCCTCGGCTATTTTTCTTTTTCGTGTTTCACTAATTTTTCTTTTGGTTTCCTCTGACATAACTTTACCAGAATGTTGTTTAGAAAATGTCTCTGCTAATTTTTCTTTTAAAATTTGATAAACTCTTGAATTAATTTTATATCTTGATGTTTGATGTTCGTTTTGTGTATTCATCATTAGCCATAAAGCGTAATGCATTTTTTCAACATTAACAGATACACATTTAGTCAAAAGCCAATGACAAATAAAATGCTCTCTTGCTGTTAGATTAACTAAATTATTCTTTCGATTGCTTCCGCCGAGACACTGGGGGATTATATGATGCTTCTCTACATAGCCTATAATTTCTGTTCGAAAGTTTGCTCGATTAATAATAGACATATACCAGTTGTAATATTTGTTTTTTATGAACATAAAATCTTGGTTTAGTCTTCTAAAAATTTATTAGAAAAAAATAGGCTCCGAAGAGCCTATGTGAATTAGCAATTTTATTAAAGAGCTAAACTAGTCACTGCTGTACAGGTCACTGCGGTAAAGTTCCAACCACCGTCGCCACTTGTGTCACCTAGTGCTACAATGTCAACTTCAATCTGATCAACTAGGCTTGTATCTGCTGTGCCGCTATCGTTGTCCCAATCTTGCGAGTCATTGGCTATTTCAACAAAAAATGTCATTTTTTCATCACCAACTAAATCACCACGAATAACAATAGTGCAATAGTTTTGAATAACTCTAATAACTGTACCAATTGCTTGACCAGTTCCAACTTCCTCGCTAGCATCAGCACCAAAGTCAACCGTGAAAATTGTCATAGGTTTTGTGCCGTAAAACTTAATCGCGTCAACATCGACTACTGACACATAATTTTGTCCAACTAAAATTGGATCTCCACTACCGTCAAGCAATCCTGTTTCTACATTTGTTAAATCTGCCATTATTTTACTCCTTTAGCTTCTGCTAAACGCTGTTGTAATTCTGCACGGATAGATGCACGTAGTTCGTCACCTTCCATACGAGTAGTTTTTTGCATGGGATTATCGCCAGATGATACTTTGGGATATGTTCCTTTCGGTTTATTCATTCCACCTGCAACTTTGTTCGTGATGTAATCTATATCTTTGTGCTGCTCGTCTGGTTCATTTGCATACTCTTCGCGACTTTCGATGTCATCGTTATCACCGTTCATCATATCTGCGGTTGCGCCGCCTGCCATGCGTCCAGCAATGCCTCCAGCAGATTGACCTATGCTACCAGCACCCATTGAACTTGCTGCGGCACGGCCTAGACCTGCCCCTACTGCTGCTAACGGTGCTATCTCAGTTTTTTCGCCGTCCAACGGGCCGTCGTCAACACCGTCCATACCAATAGGCATCTTGATCATATTTGGAGGTTCTGGCGCTGTCGATTTAGGATTAATCATATCTGGATTAACTGCCGTCATCAATTTCATCATTTGTTCGATGTTATCCATTCCATGAGCATTGAGATTAACTGTCATAGAAGGAGGAGGTGTAGGTGCAGACTCGGGTGCAGGAGTGGACACAGGTGTCATATCTCCGCAAGATTCATTTGTTGGTTTGTCTATTTCTGCTAACCGTTGTAGTAATTTATTGTAATCCATTTTAACTCCCTATTGCGCTTTTTTTACCTACTTTGTCTTCTTTGGCTTTAGGAAGTTTGTACTCACCTTTGCCATCTTCTTTGCACCGTTCTTTGGCTGTTTTAGATAGGTCTTTAAGAAAACTTTTATTAAAATCATCACCGAAGTAGTCTTTATGTTTGATTTTACTGTTGCCCTTGTCCATATCCATTTCGTCTAGTAATGCTTCGCCAGACGGTTCACTGTCTGCTTGTAGTTGGTCGACCTCACTAGGTTCTTCACTGCCTCTCACTCTAAAACATTCCTCAGTTAAGCCAATGTCTTTAATTTCGTTGATTAATTCGGGAGCAGTAACAGGATACTCTAGAATAACTTCGTAAACTGTAACTTCTTTATTTGTTAATTCGGGAAAGTCTAAAGGTGTTTTTTGAACTGGTGTTGTTTTCATTTTGTTAAAACCAACAACACTGTATTTTTCCATTCTAGTCTTTAGATCTTTTTCAAAATTTTCAGGAATTTCACCTGCAACTTTGACTTTAAAGTTGTAGACTTTTTTACTTTCAGTGAGATATTCTTTAAAAGTTTTCATAGTAGTATTTAGTTCTTTTGACTTAATTTTTTAAGCAGTTCGTTACGATCTGTTATTACATAACCGTCCCCATTCAATACGTTAGGGTCTTCGTTATTGTCTTTATCAATCTTTTAAGTTGAAGGTCCACTGCTTTTAATTTACGATCAACTTTAGCCGACTTGGCATCAATTGCATTTTTCATCATGCTACTGGCTACTTCGAAAATTCTACTGGCATAGCGGACTTCAACATTCATTCCTAGATCCATTAGGTCATCGTATGCTTGCTCTGCTTTAGTTGCTAGAGTGTCTAAATCTTTTTCATCGAAGCTATCCAACTCTCTGATACTAGGCAAATCTTTTGAAATAGCTTCGACCGCACGATAACTGTCATCGATACTTTTAATTTCTTCCGGATCGATTTTTGCTGCTTCTATTTTTTTAGCAGATTTTTCAGCAGCATCTAAATCAAAAATTTCTTCAAGTTT